CCTCGAGGACGACCGCGAAAATGTCATTTGAAAGCGGGCCGCCGGACTCAACGTAGAGCACGCTGCCGTAGCCGACCGGGGTTTCGACCGGGATGATGCGTTGGAATTCGTGGATCATCTAATATGTGACGGCGCGGAGGTTCGCTGCAGTCGCCTCCGCTGGTCCACACCACTGCTTCTCGGTCGGTTTACGCCACACCACATAGCAACCGCGACCGCTGCAGGACCGTTGACGCCGTCAATTAAAGTCATTTCTTTGCCTTACGCTCGGCGATTGCCTTGAGCAGTTTGCCGCCTTTTTTGATGCGATCCGCAGACCGCTCGCCAAAAGCCTCCTGCAAAAGCGACTTCGCCGCCTTGATCTTCGTCTTCACCGGGGCCGGGTCATCCGGCTCGATGGTCAAATCCCACATGTCTCTTGCTCTTGTCATAAATCAGTGCGCTATCGTGATCTTCCAAAGCCCAATCTGGGCCACCGCATAGCCAAACCAGATCAATCCGTGCCAAAACTTGTGCTGAACGAGGCCGAGATCGACCGCGACAGCGAAATAGATCAGCCCAACCAGAGCAATAAGGACGGCGGATGTCATTTCTTCGGCTTCTTGGGCTTCTTGGCGAAGATCGCCTCGTAGTTCTTCCGGTATTTCTCGCCGTCTACCTTGCGCGGCGCGTCTCCTTTGCCTGCACTCATTGTTCTTCGTCCTCTTTCCCGTATTTGATGGCCCAGGCGAACATGCCCCCATAAGCCGCCAGCGCCCCAAGCAGGACGCCGGCGGCTAGTCCGAGGAGGAAATATCCGGCGGCGGTCATTCGTGTACGCGCCTCCACTTGTCTTTCCACATGCTGCGCGCCATCGTGGCCGACTTCTCGGCGACCGCTTCCTCGGACATGTCAGGGCAGACATGGTGCAGAAGCTCATGCAGAACCGTATCCAACTCATCCGCGCCGGACTGCCGTGGATCGACGTAGATACGACCGTCGCCCATGGTCAGCCCGTCAGCCTTTTCGCGGCCGAGCTTGCGGCGGATGATTCGGATGGTCTTGCGCTGGGGCATTAGGCTGCTTTCTTGTAGCGGAGCTGCGCGTAGTAGAGATCCAAGCGCGCCTTGAAGAGTTCCCACTCCGGCTGGCTGCTGAACATCCACTCGATGCTGTGGTCGTCCGCGCGGTCTTTGCCGATGCGGACAACGGCGCGGCGCTGCACGATCTGGTCGGGCCGGTTCTCGTTCCACAAGCGCTCGTAGGCGGCGAGCTGCAGCTTCTGCGAGAGGTAGATGCCGCTGCTGGTCTTCCAGTCGAGCAGCACGATGCGGCCCTGCTTGTCTACGGACGGCGCGTCGATGGTGCCGCCAAAAGCATGCTCCTCGCTAACCAACTGCACCTCGGGCTCGAGGACGGTCAGCTCCTGCTCGTCCCAGAACGACTTGAAGTTGCGGAAGGCGATCTGCGCGCGTTCGATGTCGGCCGGCGCATACTCGCCAAGATCCGCCTCCCAGCCGTGGAAGTGGCACTCGATGAGGAAGTGACAGATGGTCCCGATATCTGCGGCCTGATCCCTGACTTTTCGGAAGTCTTGGCCTTTGTTGCCGAGGTTCCATGCCCAGGTGATCAAGTTGCTTTGGTCGTCACCGATCTTGCAGATGGTCGAAGCCCCGGGCACCTGCGTGCCGTCGCGCATGATGTATTTCTGGTGCGAGCGGAGCTTCTGCAACTTGACGATTTTCTTACCGTCAGCGGAGAAACGCTCGGGCTCGGGCGCCGAAGCGCCTTTGCCCTTGGTTTTGCGTGGTGTTTTGGTCGGCATGACGATTACCAGCTAACTTCTTCGTCGTCGGTGCCGGTGCGCTTGGCTTCCGGCTTCGCCTCGCTCACGTCGAAGCCGTAGGCTTCCGCAGAGGCGCCATCGCCCCAGGTAACGAGGTCGATGACTTGGACCGCTTTCGGCTGCAAGGTGATACCGGCGCCCAGTGACGCCGTGTACCAAAAGTAGGGCACCACAGCGACCTTGATCTTGCTGCCGCCGCCGATGTTGGCCTCGAGCGGCTTGCCGTCAGCGCCGAAGATCTTCGGCTGACGCGAGTACTCCTCGCCGGCCTTGGTCTTGCCGACAGCTTTGACCTTCAACTTGAGTTGGGTCATGCCGTCGTTTTCCTCCCAAGGGAAGGCGTGCATTTTGAGCTTATCTTTTTTCAGCTCGCGCTTCTTCTCCGAGACGAACTCGGTGAACAGCTCGTCGATCTTGGCGATGAAGGACTCGGCGTCCTCGTTGGACATCTCCAAGTTGACTTTGAACACTCCAACGTCGTCGAACTTGAGGTCGGGACGGTTGAGGTGAGGGTAACGGGCGATGCCCGCGGGTGTTGTCAGGGTTTTTGTGGCCATATACTAGGTGTTGGTTGGTTGGTTTTGTGTTGGGATGAGAAAATCGGAGCGGCGAAGGATTGTGAGAAAGTCGGACGCGCGCAGCGTGACGAGCCAGTCCTCATTGGTGCGCTTGTGGGCGACAACCGGGAACAGCTTGTCCTTGGCGTCGCGGATTGCCTGAGCGATCCATTCGCGCAGCTTTACCACTTGGCAGAACTTCACTTCCCAATGCACGTCAGGCAGGCAGGGGCAAACAACGTCAGGCGAGTCGGTGCCGCCGGCGAACTGCTGGCCGCGGCGGATGCCGGAGTCGCCGAATGCGGCGCGCAACTCGTCGCGCCACATGCGTTCGCCTCGGGCGCCTTTGGCTCTGCTATTCATTGATGGCCCCCAATAGCACTGGTGATGGCGCGTAGACTTCGCTTGGCCCATCGGACGTGCGGTTGAGCTCAAGCGAATCAAAGCGTGTGAGCGTGGGGCGCCACATCAGCGGCACCACACCGGTCTCGCCGGCTCGGTTCTTGGCGATGATTAGTTCGCACTCCTGCGGAAGGCTCTGGTCAACGTTCTCGTCGTAGTAGGCTTGGCGGTAGAGCAGGGAGATAATGTCGGCGTCCATCTCAATGGCGCCGGACTCGCGCAGATGTGACATCTTCGGACGGCTGTCGGTGCCCTTCTCGGTCTCGCGGTTAAGCTGGGCGGCGGCAACGACCGGAACGCCCAATTCCATAGCCATGGTCTTGAGCCCGCGGCTGACGGTGGCAACTTCGCGCTCGCGCTGGTCAAGGCTCTTGCCGGCGCCGGCCTTAACTAGCTGCAGGTAGTCAACGAAAATGGCTTTGACCTGCCAGCGGCGCATGGCAATGCGCGCCTGCGACCGGATGTCGAAGATGCTCTGGCTCGGAGAATCGCCGAGATAGAGCGGAAAATCCGAGACGCTTTGGTAAGCGTTGAAAAGGGCGGTGCGTTCATGCGGCGAGATAAGCCCGCTGCGCACTTTCTTGTAGTCCACCTTGCTGTGGCCGATGACGACACGGTTGACCAGGTCGCTGTTCTTCATTTCCAGCGAGAAGGCCAATACGGCATCGCCGCGCTGCGCCATCTTGCAGGCGATGTTCATAAGCAGTGCGCTTTTGCCCATGCTCGGACGACCGGCGATGATCATAAGCTGCCCGGGGCGCAGGCCACCGAGCTTGTAGTCAATCTTCTCAAAGCCAGTGGACAGGCCCTGCGGCTTTCCGCGGGACGAGATGATGCGTTCCATCTCGACCATCGCTTCGTGGACGACCGCGGAGGCGGGAACGAGCGTGTCGGCCGGTCGGTCCATGCCGATCTCGAGGACGTTCTCGCCGGCCTGCGCAACGATGTCCTGCACGTCAGACTGAAGGTCTTCGGCTGCGGCCTGCATGCGCGCCGCCTCGGAGATGATGCGGCGGCGGAAGGCGAGGTCGGTAAGGATCTGGAGCTGGTATTTCAGCGCCTCGCCGCCAAAGGACGCCTCGCCGCACATCGCGGTCAGCTCGCCGGCGCCGCCGACAAACTTGAGCTTGCCGCGCTTGTCCAGCTCCGAGGTGACGCTGATGAGGTTGGTCGCCGATCCGGTTGTGCGGATGGCGTCGAGGATCTCGGCGTGTGCCGGCGTGAAGAAAAGCGAGTCGTCGATGCGGTGCTCGTCGAGCGAGGCCGGATGGTTCATCAAAGAACCAAGAACGAAGCGCTCGGCAGCAGGGCTATTGGGTGCGGCTTGCTTTTTCATGCGAATGGGCCTTGGTCCTCAAGGATGAGGGCGATTATGACAAACAGCAGCGTCAGCAGCAGGTAGGTGAGCAGAATTGCGTTCACTGGCGCGCCTCCGTAGGCTTGCTCTCCGTGTAAGCCAGCGGTCGCAAGCAGCGGCGACGAGCGGGATGCTTTCGAGTGTGTAGGGATCTAGCCATATCTCGGGTGTGGTTTCGGGCGATGGTTGTTGGTTAGCGTCCATGACACTTGGGGTGCTGCGTGGTGTGTCGTGGCGTCTGTTGGCAGATGTTGGCAAACATTGGCAAAGCGGTCAAGCGTTCTCCGGCGGAAAATTTGAGGAAATTTCCGCAGTGAGGCTTTTGGAAATCTCGCCGGCAGCCAGGGCCGCAGCGGCGAGTTTTTCCATGAGCCGATTGCGCTGGCGTGTCAGCTCGCGGTTCTCCGCGCGCAGGGTGGCGATGATTTCGTTGTCCACCGGATTGGTCACAAAGGTCGGGCCGAAGCCGACCTCGCCGACTACCAGATCCGCGCTCACGCTGCCCTCCGTTTCATCGCAGAGCGCCCGAAAAGCCACTCGGAGCGGCGGAAGCTGGGTGCGGTGATAAGCCCGCGCTTGACCAGAAAGCGGTCGCACGCGCGGTTGATCGCCCGGAAGTCGAGCTGGCCGCAAAGGGGGCCGGCCGGCTCGTATTCGAGGCCCAAGGTTTTGCCGTTCTGGTAGGTCATTTGTTGCGGTCCTCCAGTTCGGTGGCGAGTTGACGGACGAGGGAGCGCATGGCCATCACGGTGGCGATGGCTTCGTCGGCTATCCTCTCGACGTATTCGACGTTGATTTTGAAGTCATGGTTCTTCGCCTTGGCCGGAGCCTTGGCGACCTTCTTTTGTGCGCGTTTAGCGGTTTTCATAAATATGAGGTGAATATCGCAAAGGGGGTCAGACATCCGCTGTCCTAGACCCGTAATTGGTTAGCGATTGGGCAACATCGTCGAGCAATGACCAATTACCGGGTTGCCGGTGGCGCTCAGGGCTATACCTGATGGTGATCCGGCTGCAGATGTCCTCGAATGTCCAAAGGACGAATTGATTGCGGTCGGGCAGGTAGGCGGCGAGGACATCGAAGTCGCCCAGAGCGTAGGGTCGCGGGTTCATGCCCTTGGCGCCGCGCTTGACCGACACATGGTAGGCGCCGCGGTCAATCGTGCCGGTCTTCACCTGCACGGTGATCGGGCGGCTGCCGGGGCGGACAAGGCAGAGGTCGGCGGTCTGGGCATGGCCAAATGGCGTAAAGACTTCCCAGTCGTGGATCATGGCGCCGGCGATGAAGAGCGTCTCGGCCAGCTCGCCCTTGCGGCACGGCGAGAGGACGCGCGCGGCGCCCTCGGTGACCGGCGCATGGATGCCATCGCAGGCGGCAAAGAGGTCTTCGCTCATGCCGCCTCCTTTGCCGCGGCGAACGCAGCCTTCATCTGCAGCTCTTCCTCGAGCATCTTCTGCCGGCGGCGCTCGGCGGCGTCATCGCGGCGCTTGGCCCCGATGGTCAGCGGTTTCTGCTCCTTGTCCGCCCACTTGATCAAACGCATGCGGGACGGCGCGCCTTCGCCCTTGGCCGCGCACCAAGCGATGCAGCGCTCCAGCAGGGCGTCGAAATTGACGTGGGCGTATTGCGGGAGGGTTTTGACGTGGGCCAGCCAAGCCTCGTCGTCGAGGTCGTGGCGCAGGACTGGGTGCGGTTTTCTTTCCCTGCGTTTTTTGGGTAACGAAATTGGCTCAGGAGCCGAAGGGAGCGCAGCGACCGGAGGCGGTTCGCTATCTCTACGTTTCTTTATGTTATCTTCTGTTGGGGTGTCACGGTGACACCACTTAGGTGTCACGCTGACACCACTTAGGTGTCCCGTTGACACCGGTGTCAAATTGACACCCATCTCGTCCGGCACCGGAATGACCCAGATTGTGGCCTGATTTCCGGTCCCGGCGACCCTCCGCTTGCCGCGCTCCCGCATGATCAACTCGCCGGAATCCTGCAGGCGGGTGAGGCAGCGGGAGATTGTGCGGCGCGACAGCTTGGTCTTCTGCTCCAGCTTGCCCCAGCTCCCGTAGCAGCGGTGATCCTCCTGGGCGAAGTCGGCCAGCGCCAAGAGCACCAGCAGGTCGGTGCCCTCAGCCTTGCTGTGCTTCCAGACCCAAGTTGTCGCCTCGACAGACACTAGCGGCGCCTCCCGAATTTGTTCCGGCGGATGCCGTCGCGGTTCTCGAAGACCAGCCGTCCCTGAGCGTCAGGCCCAGCGTAGTGCCCCCAGATCCGCTCCGAGGCGGACCAATCGGCGGAATTCTGCACGCTGAAGAGCACAGGCTCGCCCCAGTTGTCCACGGCTGCCCAGAGCAGCTTGGCGTTGGCCGGCTTGTTGCGCGAGGTTGTGCCCTGATACTGGTCGCCGAGGACGAATCCGGCGGCTTCCGCGGCGGCTTTGGCTAGGCCGCGCGGGGAGTTGTCGATGGGCTTTGGCTCGACGGCGGGCTTGGCAGGGGCCTTCTTGGCGTCAGCGGCGGGTTGACTGACGGTTGACTTATTAAAGGATTCGGCGGTTTTCTTTATTAGTTGGTTGATCATGCTGCTAGGCGTTGGGTTTGGGTTAATCGGGCAAGTCGGGCGTCAGGGGATTCCGCGGCGATTTGCAAATACTCAGCGACCTCGTCGATCATCGGGTCGCCGTTGTGATTGATGACGGTGGTGTGGCCGGTGAAGGACCAGTGAATCCACGGCGTTCCGGGCCACTTGTCTGGCCTGCATTTTCCAATCTCAATTAGGACGATGCCGCCGTCCCATGCGATCATGCCGTCGGGAATTTTTCGACCGCCTCTTCCAGCCCTTCCGGGCTTCTTATCTGGAGACTCGTACGCAATTCCGTAGATGGTCATCAGTGCGTTGCCAAAGCACTCGTCAATGCTTCCGCCAAGATTCATATCTGGCCAAGCACGCTGCAGGGCGTTAAGAGTCCAAGGGATGAGGTTAATCATTGCCTCATGCAGCGGACCGCCGTCTTTTCCTGTTCTTGGCATCGTGTTTTTGCTAAAAATTTCGGAAGCGCCTACCGGTGGGGGGTTTACAAAGAAATGAGAATGCAAGACCGCCCCCGCCCCTGGTAGCCGGTCTCATTATCAGTTCAATTATACATGACCGATGTAGGCGTGACGTTTCAACATGAGACGGACTCTGTTGTCTCAACAAGGCGAGATCGGCAGTAGAATCAGCTCGCATATTATTGAAGGGGCTCAGTCTCAATCTCAATAAGCGGAGCCGGTAGGGCAGCAGCTTTTTGCGGCGCGGCCGTCTCTATATCGACCGGTTGAAACGCCACATCCACCACATCGCCGCTCGCCTTCAGCCCAGCCACAAAGCTCTCCCAAGCGTCAGCCGCCGGAGCCATCACATGCTCAACCCTCTGCGTCGCGCCGCCACTCAGCAGCTCACTCTTCTCGGTGGCGACAGCGCTCATAATAGTCAGCTCATGGCTCTTCATATCCGGCACGCGCTCAAAGAGTTCCGCCGTGCCGAGCGCAGCAAGAGTCTTCCAGTTCTTGGCAGTGATCTCCCTTGCGCGCTCCAGTAGCTCTGGCCGGTTGCGTATCAGCGCGACGACCGTGTGGTGCGACGTGTTGAACGCCCTGCAGATCTGCTTCACGCCCATACCGGCAAGGTGAGCGGCTGCGATCTTCTCAGCCTTGGCCTCGGGCACCTCGAGGCCGGTGCTGCCGTGGATCACGACAGGTGGGATCTCGGGCTCCGGCTTCTTGGGCTTCGGCTTGGGTTTACTCTTGGTTCGCGGTCTTGCCATAGTCAGTCCAGAAAAACGCCTCTACGGGGCATTTCGTGATTTCCCTTCTCTGTAAAAGTCTGCAGTAAAAACCTGATCGCATTGCGCATCGTGCGATCCGCATCAGCCTTGGTTCCCTCGAGGCGCCAGATGGTCAGGTGCCCGCCGCAAACCGCCCAGGCACAGCGCTGTAGTTTGAGCCCGCGGAGGTAGCGTGTGGTCGTGCCATTGCGCGACTGGACGCGCCACTCGCCGGCAGCGACCGGCCAAGCGCACAAGGTGGACGCGCCGAGGTTAGAACTCGGAGCGGGCTTGCGTTTGCGCTGCTGCGTAGTTGCCACGTCCTAGATCCTGTTGCGCCGCCGACTCTTGCCCTGCATCACGCGCCGAGCCTTCGCCTTAGCGCGGCACCACTTGGCCTTGGTCGCCTTCCGGGGCCGCGCTCGGCGCTCACCGGATGGCCGGATGTTGCCCATGTACAGCACATGACCGGCTGATCCTTCGCCCTTCATCAGGCCAGCGAGTAGCAGGCGAACCTGCGTCCGTTTCGGTGCATCATCCGCGAGTTAATGCGGATGCCCTGATCGCGCAGCTCCTCGATGCGCGCTGCGAGCCGCATGCACTTGAAGCGGGTGAGGGCGGACATCGGCGTGATGCCGCGGCCGGTCTTTAGGTAACGGAGGATTCGGTTGGTTTGCGTCTTTGTTGTCATGGGTTGGTTTGCTTGTTTGAGATTCGCCGGCACACCTCGAGCATTGCCGCGGCGGGAATGCATGGAGACGTGCCGTAGTTGTCTCTGATCTGCGCGCCGCAGTAGCGTGCGACGAGCTTCCAGAAGTTGATGTTGTCGATGGTGCGGTGGGTCATGGCTGGTGCTCCATCAGCTCGCCAACAAGAACCCGGAACGCTCGCTCTGCGGTGGCCGGCACGACTCCGTTGCCGAGTAGTCGCAGCTCGTCGGTGCGATTGTCACAGGTCGTGAACAGCTCGGCATCGTCCAGCCAATCGGCAGGCCCATCAGCGTCTCGACCCAGCGGGGATTCAGCTTTCCCGTTGCCTTCGCCTCCACTTCCACATTGAGCTGCTTGTATTGGACTATCGACGCATCGCGGTGGCCGCTCTTGTGGTCCTTGGCTTGCGGCGTTGCCCATTGATGCTTCACCTGATGCGTCAGCACCTGATGCCGCTTGTCCACGCCCATCGGCGGGTTCTCGGCTTCGCAGGCGCGCGGCGTCATCCACCACAACCCTTGGCGGCTCCCAAGCGAACTGCTGCTCGCCGGGACGGCTTGGCCAAGGATCTTGACCTGCATATCCAGCGGCGTGCCCTGGCCGTTGCCGTTGTAGCCCTTCGCCTTGTTCTTCGCCTTGCGCGCTTCCCAAGACTCCAAAGATTCCTCCTGCTGCCATGGCGTTGGCGTAGTCCATGCCGCCATCGTCCCAAGCGGAATGCTGTTGCGATCCAACTGCGATTTGCCGACCGAGTTCTTCGATTCGTTGACGCTGATCGTAGGCCAAGATGAAGACCCGCTTCCTCTGGTGAGGCGCGCCGACTTCAGACGCGCTGAATATGCCCCACGTCGTTCGGTAACCCAGTCCTGCCAAGTCTTCGATGACGTTGGGCAGCCCCAGCGAGATATGTCCCTCGACGTTTTCAAAGAAACATACTGCTGGTCGCATAAGAGCAATTCCGGTTGATATGTGCGGCCAGAGGTGTCTGGGGTCTTCGGCGCCGAGTCGCTTGCCGGCTGCGCTGAATGGCTGGCACGGGTAGCCGCCACTGAGGATGTCCACGCGGTCACGAAACTCAGACCATGGGAAGGTCTTAAGATCCGTCCAGATAGGTGCCGGGTCCAAGAGTCCCGCTTCCATTTTAGAGACCAGGTTCGCGACGGCGAAAGCTTCGATCTCACAGTAAGCGATTGTGCGCAGACTTCGGATAACTCGACCGAGTCCGAGACCAATTCCACCGTACCCGGCACACAACTCAAGATGATTGATTTGGGGATGATCCACATTCATTTTCCTTCTTTTCTAGACTCTCGCGAACCTGTTGGTCTTCCTCTCGGCGAGCAGGATGTGACTCGTCTTCGAGATGAACTTCCTGGCGGGCGGGGTCCACTCGCGCTCGATGATCAGGCCGTCGCTTACCATCTTCCTGATCAGGCTCATGGAGAGGCGGTAGCACGGCTTGTATCCGAACAGTGCTATGTCCTCACGCGGATCGCACCTGTCCATGATCCACTCGAAGGCGCCCTTGCCATACATCCAGTAGACCTTGCTCTTCGGGACGAGTATTCTGGCACCCTGGTCCCAGCACCCCTTT